GTATTCGCTATTCTTTCACTGCGTGTGGGCCGCACGCCAACAACAACGTTGCACAGTAGCTTAACCTAAACTTCAGATGATCTCAGCTCGTGTTCATTGCGCAACTGGACGGAAGGATGAAATGCTAAACCTAAAGATCTCTTTGGCCTTTCATTTGATGATGAGCTCTCAGGATTGGGATTTTCTGGGTTACGGATTGTAGTATTTATCACAGGCTGAATAATTTCAGGAGGAGCTGGAACATTCACGGCTCTATACAATAACTGGTCGGCTGGCGGCGGTGGATCGACGGCTCTAGCAAATCTCTCAGAACCAGGTAAAGGCATCACTAAGTTACGTCTCTTTGCTTCTGGAGTATTTGGAAAGTCAGATGAGATTATTAGAATCATCACAACTCTTTCAACAGTTGCTATTGCAGAGCTTCCGGAAGCAGATGGAACCCACCCATGAGTGTTGCACGCTTTCAATATCCAATCAAGTGAGACCATCGCATATCTTACAAATTCACAATCTTCTCTTAAGGTATCGACTAAAGCGTCCATGTCTATTGTTGATACAGGAACGTATCCTCCGAAGGTAAGCTTATTTGGTGCGGTGAAAGTCATGCCTAGTGGTAGGTTGTCGGAACCATAGTCCAGCTCATTTCGCAAGCCATTGACATACACTGAAGCGATAAAACATGCTGTTGGATCATTACGCGTTTTAATAGAGTTAATCATGCCAAGAATTTTGTTATATTGATCATCGGCCTCAGCATCTTGAGTTGTAACATCGGGCTGGAGTGAAGACATCAGACTGAAATTTGCCATAACTGCCTCTCCCGCTAGCAGTGCTTCCTCCCCATATCTATAAGCTCGCTGCAAATATTCGATACCATAAGCCTCTTGAATCTGGGGTCCATTAGCGTAGTATTCATCGAAACATCGTAATGGATACTTCCTTACTGCATAGCACTCCGTTAAATTTCTAGATCCAATAGCACAATACTGAGTAATCACGTTAGGAAGGACTTTCTCAATAATATCAACCATCATCAAGCGTGAAGCTTCAGCTACAATTGTATACCAAGGAATCGACAATAAACTTGAAAATTCCATCCTCCGATTCGAAACTCCAAAAGAATTATATGATAGCATCCTTGCCCCATCAGTCAAACCGAGATCAGCAGAATTCCTCTGAGTGAGGGCCATCCTAAACTTTGAGATTCTTCCAACGACGTTGACTAACGTTCCAGACCTTTCTCCCTTCCATGTTGAGACTTGTTCGCACGACTCAAGCAATAGGTTTACGACTTCAGCAGCGTTCCCCCAAGGAGTGGTTAGAGCGAAATATCCACAATTTGGAACTGTATCCAGATCTAACTGTCTCTTAGTAAATACTGTACTCATCCTCACAGGCTTACACAACACGTAATCATTAGAAGGCTTATACAAATTAGAGTGTTTCTTCTCGAACATATTAATGCTGTTATCAAAATACTTTGCTGTAGTACCATTTCTGAATCTATTCGTCCTATGGAACATAAGATAGCAATCAGGGGTGAATAGATCTTGATATGTCACTTGAAAAGGAAAAACATGCACATTTTGATCCATAGCATCTAACCTCTCTCGTATGCTATTAAATAAGAAAGTACTTGGGTATGACAAACGAATTGCTCCCAAAGAGGCCCATGAGACAAAGGCGACCACATGCTCACATACACCCTCAATCATCTGCTCAAAAGTACCCTTATTCTCCTGCCCGATTTCAGAAATAAGAATATTACATGACATGTTACGAGAACTAGCTCCTTCCACCGACATTCTTAAATTAGGAGAGACAGCATCGGTACCAAATCCAATCACGTTAATATTTGGGTATGTTTTCCGCAAGCATGAAGCAAAAGGATCATCAACGGCTCCAGCAATTACTATTTTTGAAACGATGGGAATCTTATCCTGCTGGGTAAGATCGAAATGGTCTTGATTTAAATCCAAAATTGATCTGCAAATATATGCAAAAACAGACATCAATTTTAAAGAGTTCTGGTTCAAGCGCGTTGGCTTAGCCTTAACACTGGGCTTTGGAATCACCTCTCCAAATGTTAGATCAGGATCATCAAACAATAAATTTTGGAGTAGATGTAGCGTAGAATAGACCTCAACTCTCCCGAATCCACCATTTGTAAACTGCTGACGCATTTTCTTTACAGCGTGAAACATCATTGGGTTAATTCTTCCTGTTTGAAGCAGTTGCCATATTACGTCAGGTAAGGGGGTTAAGAAAGTATTTCTGGCGCTCGCGATCTCATTCTCGCTTCTCTGCCGATTTGCCAATGTTGGTAACTCACATATTCCTCTCCCGACTTGCAGGTGGATCTGTCCGCTTTGACTTGGAACTGTTGACATGGTATATAGAAGTGAACTTAATGGCTCATGCGCAGAAAAGGTTCTCCCAGATAATAGTTGCAAAGGTGGTCCAAGAGGTATGTCTGACCATATTACTAGATCGTCACTCACCACGGCTCCTCCAACAGTCGGTATTCCATCCAAAATTGGTATAACTTCTTCATCATTTAGCAATGATTCATAACACCAATGGGCTCTCCTTGATTGAGCGATGCAACGTTTCATTGTTGAGGTTATTTGGATGAAATGCGGCTCGATCTTTCTCTTTGAGGTGTCAATTCCGAATTGAGGCCACATCTGTAGAAATTCATCGGCAGTAATCTTTGGGTAATTCTGAAGAAAAGAATCAGCCAGTAGCTGGTCATTCTGTAGCAAATGTAAAATAAGAAAGGGCGTGTCATTCTTCCTAAAAGTTCCCACGGCTTCGCTCACTCTATCTATCTCCTCACCTTGTCCATCATTGAATTTTCGAAAACACTTGTGATTTTCAGAAACTTTGACCAACAAATATTCTACCATCTTAATCCTGTTCGAAAAGAAAGTCATATGAGGTAAGTCGTACATCCAAGTATGGTGGATAGCGCATAAAGCCGTAGGTGGTACGTGTAGATACGAAAAGTTACGCCGCCAATCTTCAGGGTGCATCCATGCCACGTACCTGTCAGCCATCACTTGGTTTATCGATTGATACTGAGCTAAGTCAGGTGACTGTTCTCCCGGCAGATAGTACGCTCTACATCCATACAACTGTACACTAGAAGCTTCGCGATCACATAATTCCATAAACCGTTGAAGTGGATGAACGTTAGATGCAGTTCGATAGCAAACTATGGTTGGATCAGATCCGATTCTTCCCCATACAGGTCCGTGATATTCAAATGCGCGTGCTATCCATCCTAGTAAATAACAATATTTCATTGATGAGAAAGAAGCATCTTTAATTTTTGGCAACGGCAACTTGATTGACAGCTGTAATTCCCGCAACATCTGGATCATCCGTTCCCTTGGTATCTCAGAATTTTCTGATCGTAGCGTTTCAAACAGATTACTTCTTAAATCGAGAGTTGTTGGATAATACCCTCCCCATATTCCGCGCAGGCGTAGCGAGTGCTGGTTGGTTATCTCGTGATAAGAATAATCATATTGAATAGGGTTCTTTAGCAGCTGGGATACTTGGTTAGGATGTGGATCTTTTAAAAGCCTCTGATCAATTAAAAACTTAGGTGCATTGTACTCCATGGTTGTTGAAAAGAATAAACT